CGTGGGCGGTATCTACGCGATGGAGGCATGATATGGGCGGCTGGGTAGGTGACCGTTTGGGCACGACAGGATTCTTCGAAGACCTTACTGGGACTACCGCGCGGCGGGAAGCCAAGGAGCAGCAGCGGCGCTTCGAGGAGGAGCAAGCGCTGGCGGAAGAGGAACGACGCCAGGCGGAGACCGGGGCCATCGAGCGGATGGAGGAAGAGCGGCGCCGGCAGGCCACCCGAGGCAGGGCGTCCACCCTGTTGACTGGCCCCCGTGGCGTTGAAGAGGGGATCACGCCATCCGCTCGTACCTTGCTCGGGGCCTAACCGGTGGCTATCCGCGAAGACTCGACGGCGCAAGACATCCTGGAAGAGCTGGGGCAACTAACTGGTGACCGGGGCAACTGGGAGAGCCACTGGAACGAGATAGCCCAGCGGGTCCTGCCGGCCTACGTCAATACCTTCCAAACCAATTCCTTCCGCTCGCCGGGGGAGAAGCGCACCGAATACATTTTCGATTCCACGGCCAGTGTGGCCTTGAAACGATTTGGCGCGATTCTGGATTCCCTGCTCACCCCGCGCAACACCACCTGGCATCGACTGCTTCCCAGCGACCCCTATCTGGCCAAAGATCGGTCGGTGAAGCTGTGGTTCGAGGAGGCTACCCGCATTCTGTTCCGCCATCGTTACGCTCCGATGGCCAATTTCGCCAGTCAGAATCAGCAGAACTATTTGAGCCTTGGGGCCTTCGGCACTGGTTGTGTCTTCGTAGACCAGTTGCGGAACGAGCCCGGGCTGCGGTACCGGGCCGTCGGCCTGGGCGAGATTTACTTCAAGGAGAATCACCAGGGCCTGGTGGATACTGCATACCGTCGCTTTGAGCTGACAGCACGCCAGGCGCAACAGCAGTGGGGCGATGCGCTGCCCAAATCCATTGCGGAGTGCCAGAACAAGAATCAGAAATTCTGGTTTGTGCATTGTACCAAGCCTCGGGAAGACTACGACCGAGACCGACTGGACGCTAAGGGGATGCCCATAGCGTCTTACTACGTGGCGGAAGAAGGGCAGGTCCTACTGGCTGAGGAGGGGTTCACCTCCTTCCCCTACGCTATCAGCCGTTATGAGCAGGCACCGGGCGAGGTGTACGGCCGGTCTCCGGCGATGGATGTGCTACCCGCCATCAAGACACTGAATGAGGAGAAAAAGACCCTTCTCAAGCAGGGCCACCGGGCGGTGGACCCGGTATTACTGCTGCATGACGACGGGGTACTTAGTGATTTCAGCCTGAAACCGGGAGCGCTCAACTACGGAGGGGTGGATTCGAACGGGCGGCGCCTAGTGGACACGCTGCCGGTAGGCAATATCGCCGTCGGGAAGGAGATGATGGACGATGAGCGGGCCATCATCAATGATGCGTTCCTGGTAACGCTGTTCCAGATCTTGGTCGAAACACCACAGATGACGGCCACAGAGGTCATGGAGCGTACCCGTGAGAAGGGCATCCTGTTGGCCCCGACAATCGGACGGCAGCAATCCGAATATCTGGGGCCGCTTATCGAACGCGAAGTGGACCTGTTGGTTCGCCAAGGGCTGCTCCCCCCGCCGCCGCCGGTATTGCTGGAAGCACAGGGCGAGTATCGAGTGGAGTATGATTCCCCGCTGTCCCGAGCTCAACGGGCCGAAGAGGTAGCGGGTATCATGCGCACCATCGAGACCACCCTGGGGGTGGTCAACGTCACGCAGAACCCCGAGCCTCTGGACCATTTCAACTGGGATGCCATCGTGCCGGAGATTGCCGAGATCCAGGCGGTACCTCAACGTTGGATGCGGGCGATGGATCAAGTACAGGCTATCCGCCAAGGCCGCCAACAGCAAGCCGAGCAGCAGCAGGCCATCAATGCATTACCTGGCGTGGCCGCAGTGACTAAAGCCCAGGCAGTAGCGGAGGAAAAGGGCGGGGGATGAGTGACGCACTACTGGACAAGGTGAAGGAGCTGGTATTCCGCCGTAAGCGGTCCTACCATGCTGTTTTTGACAACCCGGAAGGTGCGCGAGTACTCACTGACCTGGCACGGTTCTGCCGAGCGGGGAGCAGCACCTTCCATCCGGACTCCCGCGTATCGGCCACACTGGAAGGCCGCAGGGAGGTATGGCTGCGTATCCAGCAGCATTTGAACCTCAGTGAACAGGATTTGTGGTCTCTACTCAACGAGAGGATGAAACAATGAGCGAAGCAGCAACCGCAGCGCCGGCCGCCGAGTCGGGCACAACTGCGGCACCGGAGACCCCGGCCGCCGCCACAGAAACCCAATCGCCGGCGGCCAGTACGCCTGAGGCCCAAACCACCACGCCGGAATCCCCGGCAGCGAACGCACCCTGGTTCGATGGCTTTGATGAGGATCTGAAGGGCTATGTCCAGAATAAGGGCTGGAAAGACCCGGCCGCCGTCGTGGATAGCTACCGCAATGCCGAGAAGCTACTGGGGGTGCCTGCCGACCAGGTGGTGAAACTACCCAAGGCCGATGCTCCGCCTGAAGCGTGGAACGAGGTATGGGCCAAGCTGGGCCGGCCGGAGGACCCGAGCGGCTATGGTTTGAAGCCGGCCGAAGGGGCCGACCCGTCGTTCACTGAATGGGCGAGCAAAACCTTCCATGAACTCGGTATGCCGAAGGGCATGGCGGAGCAACTCGCTGCGAAATACGATGAATTCGGGGCGGCCATGCAGCAGCAGATGCAGGAAGCCCAACAGGCTCGGGCCAACGAGGAGGCCGCTGCTCTCAAGCTGAAGTGGGGCGCGGCCCATGAGCAGAATACCCGCCTGGCGTCTCAAGCCGCACAGAATCTGGGCATCGATGCGGAGACCATCGACGCGTTGGAAGCCGGCATGGGCTTTGCCAAAACGATGGAGCTGTTCCATACCCTTGGCACCAAGATGGGCGAGAGCGATTTCGTGGGCAGCGGTGACCAAGGAGGATTCGGGGTATTGTCCCCGGAACAGGCCCGCAGCAAAATCGCCGAACTGAAAGCGGACAAGGAATGGACCAACCGCTATCTGTCCGGCGACCGTGCGGCGAGGGACGAGATGTCCAAGCTGCACCGGTGGGCATACCCGGAGTAGACCGTGCCTGTTCACCCTGTCCGCGAGAACGGCCGTGTCGTGGGCTACCAGTGGGGTAGCTCCGGCAAGGTCTACCGCGGGAGGGGGGCCAAAGAGAAAGCGGAAGCCCAGGGACGGGCGGCCTATGCCAGCGGATACCGGAGCGGCAAGGCCCGGAAAGTTTTGCTGGGCAAGTAGTTGCAATTTACAGAAATTGAGGTATCTTAACAAGTATGACCAGTCAGGAACTGCGCCTTGAGCTGCTGAAGCTAACTTACTCCCACGGTCGAGAATCCTCGGAAGCCGTGGAAAGAGCAGAAGTACTTGAGGGATATGTACTGGCTGACGCTAAGGCGGCGCGTGCAGGGGGTAAGACCCTGAAGTTGCCGCCTAAGCATCTGCGCGGGAACTCGTAAGAGCCGCAAGACAGCCGGACAGACGGCACCCCGGCCCTGGGGATGGGCATGAAGATGGCCCTGCCATTGGCGGACAAGCACTTCGGAAATCGTGATCAACTCAACGACTTTTGGAGGGCGCCATGTCCGTCAATCTGCCTACTCATTATATTCAGGAATACAGCACCAACATCTCCCTGCTGCTTCAGCAGAAGGGTTCCAAGCTCCGCAATGCTGTCACCATAGGCTCCCACACCGGTAAGCAGGCTTCGCCTGTAGATCAGTTCGGCGCCGTGGAGATGCAGCCGGTATCGTCTCGCTTCGCCCCGATGGGCCGAGTGGACGCGGCCACCGACCGCCGGTGGGTATTTCCTTCGGACTTCGACCTGCCGCAGCTCATCGACAGCTTCGATAAGCTGCGTATGATCACCGACCCGGAGAGTTCCTACGTCACCAATGCGGTGATGGCTGCGGGCCGCCAGTTCGACCGGCTCATCTGCAGCGCCTTCACCGGCACGGCCAAGACCGGCGAGGCGGGCGGCACCAGTACCAGTTTCACCGCAGGGAATGAAATCGATGTCGCCGTGGGCGGGGCCAACTCCAAGCTGAACGTGGCCAAGATCAAGGCGGTGAAAGAGGAGATGATGTCCAATCATGTGGACTTCGATATGGAGGAAGTCTATATCGGCATCACCGCCGCGGACCATGCTTCTCTGCTGAACGAGATCCAGGTGATCAGTTCTGACTTCAACGGCGGGATGCCGGTGCTGCAGAATGGCAAGGTGACCGAGTTCCTGGGCTTCAAGTTCATCCACTGCGAGCTGATCGAGACCGTTCTGGCCGGCACCAACGAGGTGACTCTGCCTGTGTGGGTCAAGAGCGGTATGTACCTGGGCCTGTGGGACGATATCAAGAACAGTGTCTCCCAGCGTAACGATCTGCAGGGCGA